TGGACTCGTCTATGTGGGAACCCATGGTTTGAAATGACCCCGACTACATTCCATGCTCATTATCCAAGGCATGACTATCATGTGGGGTCGATCTTCTTAAGGAAGAATATCACTTTGAATCCCGTGGTACGAAACCTCAATTGTTCGTACACCCCTCCCATCGATAAGATCAACAGCAACTATGCTCTTGAAGCATGACTAAATATTGACACACTTCTTTACAATGAGGACTTATATTGAAGAATTTAAATGTTGAGTGGAATGGTAAAATGGCTGTCATCACAGGGGTGAATGGACAGGATGGATCATATCTTGCAGATATGCTTCTCGCTAAGGGATACCAAGTCGTTGGTCTCAAGCGCAGAACTTCAACCATCAGCACAGGTCGCATCGACCATCTATATGAAAACCCACTGTTCAAGTTACATCACTATGATTTGACTGATGGCGCATCGGTGCTGCATATCCTTGCACAATACAAGCCTGACGAGTTTTATAACTTGGCGGCTCAATCGCATGTTGCAGTGTCCTTTGAAATTCCTGAGTACACATCGGATGGTATTGCAGGTGGCACTCTTAAGATTCTTGAGGGAATCCGCAGTGTTAGTCCACAGACTCGATACTACCAAGCATCATCATCGGAAATGTACGGCGACAGCAAGGATTACCATCCTTCGTTTGGATATGACGAACACAGTCGAATGATGCCCGTGTCTCCATATGCAGTAGCAAAACTTCATGCCCATCATATGACTCGTGTATATCGAAATGCATATGGTATTCATGCATCGTCAGGTATTCTATTCAATCATGAGAGTCCACGCCGTGGCGAGACATTCGTGACTCGAAAGATTACCATGGCAGCAGTACGAATCAAGATGGGTCTTCAGAAGGAACTGCATCTAGGTAACCTGAATGCCAAGCGTGATTGGGGATTCGCAGGTGACTATGTAGAAGCCATGTGGCTCATGCTTCAACAGCCCGAGGGGGATGACTATGTGATTGCCACACAGCAGACTCATACAGTCCGCGAGTTCCTTGATGTTGTGTTCGAAGAAGCAGGACTTGATTGGCACAAGCATGTGATCATTGATCCCAAGTACTTCCGTCCGAACGAGGTGCCCTTCTTGCTAGGAGACCCTGCCAAGGCAAAAGAGAAACTTGGTTGGCAACCCAAGGTAGATATGAAGTTGCTTGCGCGAATGATGTACAAGAGCGATATGGCAGAGTTGACAAAGCAAATGAATGTGGGCATAACCCCATGACATTACCCGATGAACAACATCGTGCAATAATTCAGACCAAGGAATTTCTCTACTCCCTGATGGATCCAAAGAAGACTCCTAAGGTTCCTCGCACAATTAGAACTACTGCATGTCAATTGCTTAGGCATTTCCCAACAGACTATGATGCAGACATCCTACTTCGATGCCTTCATACAGAATGGCTTGGAGTAGATTCCGATTCTGCAATTCATGATCCCGTTGAGGCATTCGATCCCATTTATCAGAAGGAAGTATTCGATGGAGTCACAGGAAATGAACATCGTTGATCGTCTAACACTCGCACTAGAAATGGCTGATCATGATCCGCAAAATACATCAGTCCTTATTCGAGATGCACGAGATGAGATACACAAACTACAAGGACTTGTATATGCATATCCGAAATTCGAACCGTATCTTTCAGATGGAAGAACATGGAGGGCAGAATATGAAGAACTCTATTCTACGATTGCTGCCTTTAGTGTGGAAGACTTTCTTCTGTGGAAGAATGCAATGCAGGAGTAATACACATGACACCATTTGATCAAAATAAAATAGGAGAGTTCTATGCAAGTCTTCATGCACTTGTCAATGACTATCATAGGCTCGAAGAGTTTCATGAATCTGTGATGAAGGGCAATCACATATCTCGAAATGGGACACTGTACTCTCAGCAATTGATGAGTGGCTCGGGGAATAGCACAGCAGCAGAAGCAGAAGTGATTCGCCTTAACAAATTGATGTTTGAATTGAAGACTCATAATGCTGTCCTCCAATCGACAGTAACTTCACTTCAAGCAAATTCTCCCAAAGCCGCAAAAAAGAAGTAATGCCATAATTGGCATAGGAATTTATAATGAACGACACCACAACAGGACAATGGATTCTTCGATGGGATAAGCACCCCACAAAGACAATCATATTCACAATGCATCATCCACAGGTATTGATATGGGGCACAGGCTTTCAGGGGCTTGATGATCCACCACCGAAGGCAGTAGTTCACAATACCTCCCGAGGAACATGGACACTTGATTTAGATAACGAGAATGCTTCCACTAGCCTAGGCATCGAATATGCAAGGGAAATTTGGAACGCACTTCTCGATCTTGGATGGACACGACAGCAATAAAAATGATTATTGGTCGCTTATTGATGACCATCTGCATTGACAATTGATGTGGGATACTGTACAATTGAAGTATACAACTGAAAGGATCCCATTCGAATGAGTCACTTCTATGCTGCTATCTCAAAATCTGCGCGTAAGACTACACCTACGGCGCGGGGTCATCGTTCAACGGGAATCGAAACCGTAACACAATCGTTCAAGGGACAGATTCGCACTGTTCTGTGGTATGATGCCGTAACCAATCAGGATATGTACAAAGTCATACTCCAACCACATGGAACAAGTAGTCATTATGGATTAGTTCTCGCAACGGGAGCAATCAATTGTTGATGCCATTACAGGACACCCAATAAGATGAACAAAAACCCAATATTCAATAGCACAATCAATCGACTGACTTTTGACAAAGTGAATCTGCCAACAGCGGTATGGGGAGATAAGGATGCGGCAGTATTGAAACTGCTTGATTGGCTAGAGGCTGCTCGAAAAGTTGTAATCTCGCCCTATTCGAATCCAAACTTCAGTTATGTTGGAATGATGCTGCCTGTTCTTGAGATGTATGATGGTCGCAGATACATTCGTGTTGACAAGGTGCATTCGGATAGGCGATCAGTCTATGCATTCATCGACAAGACGAATGGAGACATCCTACGGGCTGCTGGCTATAAGAAACCCGCCAAGCATGCCCGAGGTAATATCTTTGATCAATGGAATGGTACTTCGATGATCGAACCCTATGGGATCATGTATCTGCAATAACTTCACAAGGAACCCTATGAACACCAAAGACTATATCAGCATCTTATCGGTTGCAACCATTTCCGCATTCTTTATTGTATTTGTTCTAACGGGCTGTTACTTGGCACTCTATCAATACCTGCGTGATACGGGAATTACCTTTTGGCAGGTGGTACTGCTCTATACTTCCGTTTCGACAACCCTAGGAATTTTGAGTGCAGCGATCAAGATGAAAAAGAAGCAATGATTTGATTATCCTGTTGGAGGTACGGACACAGAAGCCGCTGCGGCGGCTTTCTTCTTTTCCTCTTCCAATTTCTTAAATCCATTTTTTTCTTTGATTTTGGCAACAATCTCTTTTGTCAAATCAGATTGTAGATTTGCTGCAATACCATCAGCACCAAAGATTCTTTTCTGTTCATCTTCGGTCATGGTCTCTTTAAGAATCTCAATCATTTCCACGATTTCCCGAATCGCAATACTATTGCGTTTGCTATTGATTGTAGACCATGCGATCATTCCAACTGCACATACAAAGGCACCTATGAGTAGGATTGCACCCACCATTGCGATCTCATCCATATATCGCTGTGATGCCGATGCAAAGCCAAGCATAAGGGCACCGAGCAGTACAAGTGCTCCACCATACCCCTTGTTCAAGAAGAACGCTACGGCGGCTCCTGTGGCGATTAAAATGAAGCCGATAACCCAAAACATGGTGATATAACCATAGAGCCGCTCCATCGCGGCAACCTTTGCCCCGTCCATAGCAATTCGTAAATTGGACAACGAGGTTTCAAGTTTAGAAACCTCAGAGGTAAGGTCTTTCAGTTTGTCCGTTTGCTTTACTACTGCATCGGCAGATTCGATGATATTGTCTGCCTTACTATTGATTTTTTCTGATGTTACTTTATCACTTACAGTAGCAGCCTTGGTGGTTTTCTTAATATCAAGGGCATCTTTCCTAATCGAATTTGCATTATCGTTTGTGTGTTCTACGATAGCATTCAAAGTAGCCGATGAAGTGCCGTTTGATGGTTCAACAATCGGTGCGGTCTTACAGGCTGTTATGTTGATTGCAAGAAGTGTTCCGACAATAAGATTGCATATTGATTTCATACTCTTATTTATGGGCATGATCCCCATGCAGCAAGCAGTACCCCCAAGTCCTGCCCATCTACAGTCATATCTCCCGTGATGTCTGATGATGCTGTTCCCCATGAAGATAAGAGTTTGCCCAAATCACTTCCATCCACAACCCTATCACCATTAAGATCGGATACGCATGGAAGGGGAGAAGCGACAATTACGGCGGCTTCTGCGTTCAGCATTCCCCATCCCGTGAGGGTATCAAAGCCAACGGTTCCCATGTCTTTGCATGTAGTCTTCATGATTGTCTCCACCTGTGCAGCAGAAAGGGATGGATTTGCAGAGAGGATTAGTGCAGCAACACCCGCAGCATACGGCGAAGAGAATGATGTGCCGTCAATTGTGGTGTAGTCTCCCGATCCATATCCATTTGTTCCTGTCCTATCGGTGGTGTAGATCGATTGTCCTGCTGCGACAAAGGCAATCTTTGAGCCATATGATGAGAACGATGCTTTCTGTCCATTTCGGCTGCTTGCACCAACTGCATTAACACTCGATGTGCTTGCAGGAAAACCTATAGTTGTATTTCCTGAATTGCCCGAAGACGCAAAGTTTACTACCCCTGCATTTCGTGCTGCTGTGTATGCAGTTGCCATTGCGGTCGATACTGTTCCATAGTCATTGCTGTTGTTGGTAACACGAACACCGTTTGCAATGCCCCAATTGATGGCATTTACCGTCCATGATGTCTGTCCCTGCCATGATCCATTACATGGAGTGATTGATACACCCACCTTTGCAGATATAACTTTGCAATTTGGAGCAACACCAACAGTTCCTATAGAATTGTTGATGATGCCCGTAACACATCCTGCAACTGCTGTTCCGTGATTGTCGCATGAGTTGCTTGGATCTCCACCCGCAACACCATTGACTACACTTGTGGTGAAGTCACGCCCTGTCAATTGATTGATGTCGGGATGGTTTTGCTGTATGCCTGTTTCGAAAATGAGTATCTTAATAGCCGATGATCCCTGTGTGATCGACCATGCGTTCGAGGTATTCATGTCAAAGTTGACAAGTCCTCCCGATGTTCCTGTATTGCGATGCCCCCAACACTGAGAAAACCCTACATCATTTGGAATCACCTCATGGCGAGTCGCAGTGAACACTTGATCTCCTTCTATAAATTCGATATTCGGATTTGCAGCAAGAACCGACATTGCATGATTCATCGAGGCAACACTGTTCATATTGATAAGCGTGAGGTTTGGAATATGAGAGTAGTGCTCTGTGCTTTCAATTCCCGATATGGCTGAAAGAATTGTATCCTTGTCTGTGTCATTCTTCCACTGTACGAAGAAGGTGTCTATCGCAGTCGGCTGTGGTTCTGTCTTACGAATGCCATTTGCGCCACTGAGTATGATCATGCTTGTGAGAAGTGATAAGATTGCTTTCATATTCATAGTGTTCTCCTAATATGTTTATACGGATCACCGATCCATGCTGTTCATAAAATGGCATGAAAAGACTCATACCATAAACACTAGTATGACCAATACCACCTCATCTAAAAATCGTGAGTATATTATTACAATGGTCTATATGATGGGAACGGAAATCTCTCCAACAATCCTATACCATGTCACGATGAAAGAATGCAATCGTTTGCGTGATGTAGGATGGGCTGAGGTACTCGTATCGTTTCAACATATCGGTGAAAAATTAAGTGTTCGATACACGGGTATCCCTACCGAAAAGATATAACTATGCCACGAAGACAAGCAGTTACTCGTCCGAAAAGACCACAAAAGCCTTCTTCATCCACCAAGCCATCAGGCACACAGAAGCCAATACCACCCAAGGCTACTCAAAAGCCTATGAAACCTTGACGATATCATATGTGTCGAATACAAAATTGACTGTTGCACTCATCACCGATGGTTCATTTTCACTGTGGCTTAAAGTAAATCCTGATATCTGAGTAGGAATCAGATTGGAAAATGTCATCATGAGTATGGGGTTCTTCTTGTTGTTTAAGAAGAACAACTTGCCATGGTTTACATTTCCCTTGTACTCGGGGACAATCTCCTTGAAGTCGCGATATGGAACTCCTGATCGCATCCACTTAACCATCTCCATATAGTTGCGGAAGTTCTCATCGATGATGAATCTCAATGAGATATCAGATGATGCCCTACCACCTGGAGATTTGATATCGTTTGCAGCAAACAGATGATTGTGAACTGTTGGGGTTGATGTAAGATTCGGTGTCTGTACCGATGTGCAGAAGTATGTAACAGTGGGTACCTTCTCACATATAAATCTGTAATTGGTGCTTGCAGCAAGATTTGTGTTGAGAGGATTGTTTCCTAATGCACCAAAGTTTGTCAGTTCAGGAAGCCAATTCTTGACGCTAGGTGATGTCATTAAGGATCCTTTATGTCATAAGAGGTAAACTGAAATGTTGCATCACATATAATGATCGGTGCATCAGCAACAGAAGAATTCATCGGAATGTTTCCAAGACCCGTAATCATAAGTCCATCAAAAACAATTCGTGCTACAGGGGTTTTCTTATTGTTCAGTATTAGCAATTGCCCCGAATCGGAAATGAGATTCATCATTCTTGCCTGAGAGTTATCATTGAAGAATCCATAGTAGTTGAGAGATTTCTTAAACCAATCCGACATCTCAAAGTAATTACTGAAGTCTTCATTGATGATGAACTTGACTACCAATTCTCCATGGTCAATTTTGTTGCCGAAAAACTTTATCGGAGATGCCATTGGTACAGAAACCCGAATGGGTTCCATACTCAAAGACGGAAATGATACCTCGGTGCAAAAATACACGGCATTACGAACCTTAGGAATCATCAACCTAAAATTGGTTGAGAATGCAGGATTCGTATTAATAGGCTGTCTGTTAAGACTGCCAGCAACAATATCATCAGGTATCTTAGGTACTGTCATCGATAGTATTTAGAAAGAAAAGAGACTGTAGGAATTTCTTCCTACAGTCTCCATGAATTTTACTGCAATATGCAGTGAATTTGTACAAATCAGAACAGGTTAGTTACCTTAACAATGCGGTAGTAAATGTTCTTACGAGCAGCAGCGGCGGCATATGGGTCAGAAACCGATGCATTATTTGCAATCGTAGCAAAAGGATTGTTAACAAGACCGTAACGGGTCTTGAAACCAATCTTCGGCTGGAACGAATTCTCGCCGACTGCGCGTACCATCTGTAGCGGAACATACGGGCAGTAGAACATACCTGCATCATATGCACTCGAACCCTTATATCCTGCCATGAAGAAGTCATGGGCAGTTGTCATGGACGAATAAGGATCGATATACACACGCAACTTGCCGTTAAGAACACCTGCAAATGTATTGCCCGTGTCATCAACATTCAGATTGGTGCTGAGAGCAGGAGCATAGTCAAGCACTCCTGCCATTGCGAGAGCAGAGGCAACATCCGAAGAGCAGACAATGAAATTGCCCTTTCCACGGCGGGTTTCCTTAGCAATCTGATTGCACTCACGCTCAATCTGGAAGAGCAGACCCTTGAACTTCTCGACAGACCAACGACCGTTGGAGTCAACATTCAAGTCAAAGACACCCTGTGTCTGTGTGGTACCACTCTTAGCACCCAACTTGGCATTGCTGTAGATCACGCGAACAACTTCGCGATTGATTTCAGCAAGGATTTCACTCGACAGGATGTTGGCGAGTTCGGTTTCGGCATCGAGACCATGGATCGCCTTCAGATCCTGAGCAAGTTCCATCGTGTATTCTGCCTTGAGAGCGCGAGTCTTAGCCTCGACTGTTGTCTTCTCAATGCTGAATGCCATCTGTGGGAACGGATTCCGTTCAGTATCGCCAAGTCCTTCTGCCTGATAGGTGTTCATACCAACGGTGCCTCTCATTGAGGTACCTGCACCAACAGGATCAACACCCGATGCTTCAAACGGATCGGTGCTGAAAACACCCTGTGCAGTTGTACCAGTAGAACCCGAACCACCAAAGGCGGTGTCTGCTTCCTGATACAGTGCTTCGCCACCGTTCTGATTGATATAACGGCTACGCATTGCAAAGATAAGCCCTGTTGGGCCGCTCATTGGCTGCACTCCGCAGATATCATATGCAATCAGATTCGGCATCGCTCTACGAACGAGAGAGATGAGGATCGGATCCCAACGAGCAACATTACCACCACCGTCTTGACCACCGATGGTGGCACCAGAGAAGTTGGTTGGGGCTGTTTCCTTGAGATACTGCTCTTGGTTTTCCAAAAGCATGGTTGTAACTACTTTGCGATAATTATCCTTGATTGCAGGAAGATCTGCGTGTTCAAGAATGGGTTGCCACTTCTTCTGAAGTGCTTCTGAGATTGTGAGTTCCATTATGGATTCTCCTTAATAGTGCTTTGTTGAAACGAACAAGATATTTAGCGTTAATGCTATTTACCTTTTTGCAATACGGCGAAGCGTGTCGGTATAAGCCTTCATCGATTCGCTAAGATTTTCGATTTGACCTCCAATGGAGACCTCATCGATACTTTCCTCGGCAGTAGCAGCATTCTCTTCCGTGTGGTTGAGTTTAGGCTTGCCACTGAAATATGATT